GCAATGAAACAAGTCGGGTACATCGCAGGGATGACTGCGCTTACCGCAGGAATTTCAGGGTTACCGCTCTTTGGTGCGATCTCTATGCTTTACAGCGCGTTCAAAGATGACGACGAAGAAGATCTTGAATCTATCGTGCGTCGTGGCGCAGGGGAATTGGCGTATAAGGGATTGTTGAACTACACCACAGGTTTAGAGATTGCTTCCCGCATGGGCTTGAGTGACCTCATCATGCGTGACGTAATTAATGAGAACGAAAAAACTTTACCCGTTCGCCTGCTGGAAGCCTTCGGTGGTCCTGTGTATGGAACTTTTACCAAGTTTGAACGTGGTGTGGATCAATTGAAAGACGGACATTACTACCGTGGTATTGAAACCATGATGCCCTCTGCCCTTGCTAACGGGTTGCGTTCTTTCAGGTTTGCTACGGAGGGTGCGAATACCTTGCGGGGTGACCCGATTGTTAGCGACATAAGTCCTTTTGGGATCGGTGCACAGCTCTTGGGCTTTGCCCCGGCAGATTACACCCGACAGCTTGAAATCAACTCAGTTGTAAAAGGTATTGATAAAGCTGTAACTGACGAAAAAGTTAAGCTGTTGAAGCGTTACTACCTAGCTACCAGGATGGGGGATTTAGAAGAGCGACAAGATGTTAGGGATGATCTTGTTTCCTTGGCACGCAAGTACCCCGGTATGTTTAAGGAAGGTGTTGAGTCCTCCATCCAACGGTCAATGGCGCAGCATATGCGTACCACTAAAGAAATGTATGCAGGGGTCACTCTATCGAAAGGTATGCGCGACGAACTACTTGCGCTTGCTAGAGAGTACGAGGAGTGAAAAAAATCCCGGCAGGGAGGAGCCGGGATAAACGTTGGGAAGACCAACAAGGAGAGTAGATGGACATCATCTACGGAGCGGAATATATCACACTATTCTCCAAATGCGAAGCCCCAGTTTACCGCCCTCAACTCTCCCCTTAAATTCAAGCCGCCAATTCTTGCGTCGGGCAACCTGCCGTAGCTGGCTTTTTAACTTTTTTAAGTTCAGTGCGGGGACAAACACTGACATACCTACCTCCCATTTATGGTAGGGGATTTTAATAACCACCCCATCAGGGTTTACTTCAGGTAGTGGTTTGGGTGGTGGACTCCACATCGGTCATGGCATCCATGTTGTAAAGCACGATGGCGCTTGTCGGCGGGATGTTCATACGTGTGCCTTTTGCCATGCGCTTGCTTTTGATTTCTGCTTTTGCGTTGCTTTGCATCAGAGCTTTGACAAACGGGTCGTAAACAATTGACTTCCTACCGCACCATTCCCTGAAAGCATCAACTGCAATAAAAAGTGTTTTTACGTCGTACTCATAACGTAGCTTCAACGCCATGCGCGGTGTACTGTCTGGCATAACAATTTGCTCAAGCAATTCGTTCTTATCTTTGCGAGCGTCCTCGGTGCTGCGGATTGACAGCGTGTTGGAGAAGTTCTCTGCCCAATACTGACCTATAACACTTAGTGGGTCGATCTTGGTTTCTTCTCTGGTGACCGATGCGTTGCTTATTATCTTTACCACCCACCTAAAAACTTCTGGTATATCCCATTCAATAAGCCCAATCTTTTTGGCGATAATTAGTCCGGTCAGTGCAGAGGCGCACCCTGCTGAGTAGAATCGATCCTGATAAGTAAGGTTAGCTTCGTTGTCAAGTTTTAACCTAACCTGCGACCAGAGTTCTTCGGTCTCTTTTAAGTTACGCATGACCCACTGAATAAACGGGATATGTGCGTGACCGTAGTTGGTGTTGATGTCTTTAGCCAGTATGTCGGTATCTTCTTTAGACAACTTCAAACCCCTGACCGCCTCAATCTCCAGTATGCGATACATCTCTGCGTTGGGAGATGCCTTCTCCATACGCATACGGTCAGATAGTTTTGTATTGCCTGTCGATATAGCTATCGTTTTCCAAGGCATACCGCGCCACCGTTCCTTGTTGCTTGATGATTCCATACGTGCGCGTTGCAGACCGTTTGGAATTGAGTACGCATAGTGGCTCGCCTCTTTACCATCGATGTTGGTCATCTCATCAAAGTACATACAGATGTTCTTAAAAATTTCTGTACGGGCCATACGACTTGCATGGGTGTCGTCGTGCTTCATCATTACAAGCATCGGATCTCCCCAGATAGACGCACCCGCTAGCATGGCAGTTGTTTTTCCGTAGCCTGTGTCTGGGCTGTATACATGAACCCCAAGCCCGTTAACCGCAGAGAAGTCCATGAACAGTGAACCAAACCCACAGCCAATAACGAACTTGTGCATCTCACTGTTGGGTTTATCATTGAAAAAGCGCATGGTTTCTTTCCACTTATCCAACGTACCCGCTTGTGTAAAGAAGTGCATGTAATCAAGTGTCTTGCTTGACGGCGGGCTGTGTTCGATACCTTGTGGAAAAAACTCTCTGTTGCCTACTACAAAACTTAGCCTATCATCCCCTTTCTTTACCCAACCAAACTGCATGTGTGTCATGCCTGATTTCTCCATGAACTGTAAGTAGTTAATCCAAGCAACAACATATTCTTTTAGATCGTCAATTTTATTTACCGCTATGCCTTGCATAGCTAACTTTTTGCGAAGCTCCTCTGTTGATAGGGCGTTTGAAATCGTGAACTCCCGCACACCGTCCTTGGGCATATGCAGCCGCATGACAATGCACTCACCTAGTTCTGCATCCATCAGCCGCTTCACCACATAAAAGTCATTGTGATATATGGGTTTTTCATACTCGACATACGCACCGTCTGGTGCTTTCTTTGCTTCACGCTTAAAGATGCCACCATTTGCCCCACGAAAATAAGGCGGAGGATATTTGGGTATGGTGTATTGCTGTGAGTATTCTTCAGATAGTTCAGTCGGGTGGTCTGTTACAACATTTGCTGTTTCTGATGCTTCTTGTACAGAGCGTCCTAACGCTATGGGGGAGCGGATACTACCGCGATGCACACACCCTTCACATTTGCCGGAGTTGTATTTTTCAAAGGTATCGCACAGGAATGGGCCTATGATTAGCGCGGCTTTCTGTTCAGTTTCGGCTGGATCGTATTCAGGGTGGTTGCGCGATACGATGTGTATGGCTTTGTCGGCTTCACTGGTAAACGCTGCGATAGATAAGGCTGCTCGCCACTTGGGTTCATCCATCGTGGCTTGATTTGCTATGAGATCTTCAAGTTGCTTGCAGCCTACTCCGTCTTTAGTTTTTTGCAGAATGAGTTTGAAACTGCTTGTGTAGCTACCAAGTATCGCTTTAGATACAGGGTCCATTTCTTTTGGCTTATATAACTGCTTTTGCCGAACCTCTTCTCCAATGAGTGATTGGTAAAAGGAAAATGGTCGGGGGGTGCATACGCTGTTAATTATTTCAACAGGTTTGGGTTCGTCTTTGAAGTGCAAGGTTCCCGGTATACGCAGTACCGACGCAGCATTACAAGTTATAGAAGTATCAACTATGAAGTTTGCCGCTGCTATGACGGTATCTAACTTCCACGCAACCTTCTGCCAATCATCTTTGGCAACATCTTCAGTAAAAGGCCAGTAGACGTGCACCCCTCTGCCGCTACTTGTCATGATGGGCTTGGGCATCTTGTGTGATTTACAAAAAGCAAGCAGGGCACGGATACCATCTTCGCGTGTGGCGTAAGGTTTACCTTCCCCACAGTCCACATCTAAAAACAAGCTCTTTAAGTAGGCTGCGTCTTTGGCCTTACGTGTTCCTCTGACCGGGAAAGTGGCTAGTGCAAAGTAGGCATCCCACCCAATCTGTTTTACATCGTCGCCTCTGATGATGAGTTCATGAAGTTTTTCGTGGTAGGTCTGTTTATATACGTTATTTTTCTTTGGGCCTTTAGATGTGTACGCAACGTATACACCCTTGGTGGGTAATACTGTCTCTAAAAATTGTAGTGTGTTCATAGCCGCTTCCTCCGCAGTGAAAAGTAGGGCGACAGGACTCCCTGCGGCACGGAGCCTTTTCAATCCGTCGATCTAGTCGCCCGTAGGCTACAACTTACTCGTCATCAAACTCATTGAGTAAGTCAGACAGTTTAGTGTCCGGCTCAGTTTTCTTTGCCACTACCTTTGGTTCAGGCAGTGCAGCAGGGGCATTGCGTACCCCATCAGTTTGAGCCACTGTCATTGTGATTGCTGCAAACGCTTCGGGCGCATCCTTGGCTTCACGCACCATGTTGAACTCGTCCTCAGTGATAGGACGCACAGGCTTGAATACAAGTTTTGGTGTGGGGCTTGAAGTATCAAACCGCATCTCGGTGACCACACCCGTGATAGGTGCGCCATGTGCCTCAAGGTGTTTTGCGTAAGCAATCAGAGGCCACTTGTTCTTATCACCATCTCCAAAAATACTTGTAGCTGGTAGCGTAAGCTGATAGACAAAACCGTTAGGTTCGTTCTCAGGAATCACTGCAAGACGACGTTGGAAGCGACACGCACGGCTATCACCCTGACCAGAACCTTTAGCGTTCTGTGGGCAGTCAGCGCATTTATTAGACTGACGATTACGTGCTTTAGCATCAGGGGTGATGCCATCGTTTGACCAGCAGTCAGGTGCAGATACCTGCCCCTTCACATATGTACCTGCGTAAAACATCCGACTGTTCTGCGCCGCAGCTTTGATAATGATGATGTTCATCGAGCGGTCTTCGTTGACAGCAATTTCCTTGCCGCCCACCAACATGCGGAACACACCACCTTCAATGGAGATACGTTTCGCACCACTTGCGCCGCTGCCGCCAGCCAAGGCACTTGTTGCTTCGTCTTGCATATCTTTGAGATATGCGGGGAGTCCACCTTTGAATAAAGTCAGTTCAGCCATTTAATACTCCTAGAGGTCTTTGTCTGGGTTGAAATCAAGTTCTAACTGTCGAGGATCTTTTTTCTGTTCCTCTTCTTCCTTCGCCTTGCTGTAGTGCTTCAGTGCTGCATCAACATCAGACAGCTTAAAGCGATACACGTTGGCAATTTTTAGTGCGGGGATGATGTCAGCTCTCATCCATGAGCGCACGGTTGAGATGGACACTGAGTAATGCTTTGCCACATCTTCAATCGTGATGTACTTCTCATCAACGACTTCCATTAATTTCTCCTGCGTTGAACGGTTACGGAGTATTCGCTGTCCACATTCAGTCCCGGTGGCAGCAGATCGGGGTTGCTCTCTAGGAACTCTTTCAAATTAGTTTGGTGCACTCGCTTCTCTAGCACCTGTGGGATGTTGTGCTCCATGATGAAGTTATAGAAATTGTCCCAATCGCTCGTCCAGTATTTTTTACTCATCGTGCGGTAGACCAAACCTTCAGTCGTGCGAATGCTTTCAACATTTGCAGACCTCATCTGGTCAAGCAGGGCGTTTTTCACCAAGCGCATCTTCTCGCTTATTGATTCGTACTCGGTGTCGTAGGTGCGCGTAAGTTCTTCGCGCTTTTCCCGCATCTTAATGTAAGCGCGGACTAGCTTATCGACGGAAATACCGTCCTCTTTATCAGTCATCGTACTCTCCTATCGTTGTGTTATGTCGCTAATATAGTGACATTAGATGCTCTTGTCAAGCACTTCCTTGTATAAGGATACAAGTTGTACGTGGGCATCAATTTTACTATCAAGAAGTTTGTATAAATGTTTTTCTGCGTTACTGCCTACCAGCCTCACGACGGTAACCTTGTTTGTCTGCCCTGCACGGTGTGCCCGTGCGTTGGCTTGGGCGTATATCTCATGAGAAGGGGTCGGCCCCCACCACACAATCGTATCGGCAGCAGTGAGCGTTACACCATGCGCGGCAGCTTGCGGCTGCACAATCAGCACTCGGATGTTTGCAGTGTTCTGAAAGTCGTGAAATAGCTTGGTGCGGTTAGCCGCAGACACTTCGCCACTGATAACCCCCACACTGATACCGTCGCCTGTGAGTTTTTCTTCCAGTACCTCAATGGTGTGCTTGAATGGTACGAAAACAATAACCTTGTGGTTAGATTCATCAATGACTTCTTGCAATACGTTGTATCGATTCTTGATGTCAAAGATAACGGTTTCACCTGAGTCGGTGTATGCCGCACCACATGAAATCTGTAGTAGTTTGTTAAGGCCCACGGCTGCGTTGACTGCTGTAATTTCTTCTCCGGCTGCTGTGACAACCATCTGCTTGCGAAGTGTTTCGTAATACTTTTTTTGCTGTGCCGTTAGCTCGATGTCACGGGTTGTGTACACAATGTCTGGCAGGTCAAGACACTCGTTTTTTGTAAACCGTATGGCAGGTTGCAGTGCGTTGTACACAGTTTGGGTTGCGTTATCTTTTGGAACCCATCTAAATCTGGTCACTTGGTACATCACCATGTCGCGGTATGCAGCAAAGATTTTTGGCACACCTAACGGGTTAACTAATTTACCCAACCCATACGCATCAAGGGGCGACTGTGCAGCAGGTGTACCTGTCAGCATCCACAACCATGTGTGAGGCTTAAGCAATCGATATAAAGTTTTCCACCGTACGGTAGTTGTGTTTTTATAAGCGTTCGCTTCATCGATCACAATCAGATCAAAGTTAGCCGCAGCTATCTCATCTTTGACAATCGGTATGCCGTCGTAGTTAATAATTACAAATTCTGCATCGCTCTTAATAATCTTCTTGCGTTTTTCTGACTGCCCATAGGCAATGTCAACACTGCGGTGCATGGCAAACTTAAACAAATCATTGCGCCACGCCGAGTCCATGATCGATAGTGGGCAGATAACAAGTACACGCTTAATGATTCCTAACTTCATCAAATAGTCAGCAGCCCATATCACTGACCCCGTCTTACCTGTACCCTGCTCGTTAAGGCAAAAGGCTCGCTTGTGCAGTGTCAAAAATGCTGCTGTGGTTTTCTGATGTTCAAAGGGTTTGTGCATACCCTCCCACTTGTAGTCACGCAGTATGGGGGATGGTACGTTACGTATCTTCAAAGTACGCAGTGCTTGGGCTTCGGGCAGTTCCCAATCTACAAGAACTTGTGTGGAACCAGAAGGTTCTTTACCAACGATGCGGCTGGCTGGTATGTGTGCTGTAACCGTCTGTGGGTTTTTTAGACGCAATAAGAGCGCCCTATTGTCGATGATTTCCATTTACTCTCCATATTATTTTTCGCGCTTACTCGTTTCAGATACAAGTGCGCTTTTTGAACTACGTCTGAATGATCTATTCTTTGAAGTGTTTTGAATAAAGTATCCGTCTTTATTTGATCCTCCGTTACTAAGTGCTTTGCGGTGGGCCACATCTTTACCTTCACGACGGTCTGCTTTCCCGTCGTGGTCTTTATCTGCACCTGTCTTGTCGATGGCGCGTCGAGCGCGTTGGCGTTCTAGCTTACCTGCTATGTCGCCCCTAGCTAGTTGTTGTTGATATTCTTTCTTGTACGGTCTGGGTTTGTTGACGTAAGGCATTATTTGTTCTTCCCATTATGAGTGCAGCTCACTACAGGGCACCAATTACGGCACAAATTATTTGGCTTAGGGTTCCACACATTGGTTTCGTATGCAGTGGTTAGTCGGTCGTACTGACCGAGCCACTTCTCCCAAGTCTCGTCTTGCTGCTCTTGGTGGTACTTGTCTTTCACAAACGCATTACAGACAACGAAAAGCAACCCTGCATTGACGCTTGTGATCTCTGGAAAATGTTTGAATATCGCTAACGACATCAACTCCAACTGGTCTTTGTCTGCGTACTGTGAACTTTTACCCGTCTTATAATCAACAACGAACGCCTTACCCCGCTCTTTGTCAATGATCGCCAAGTCCACAATCCCACGCCACCACACATCCCTAGCCCCAAACCCGCATGGTCGCAAGTCACGGGTGATTCCCATGCGGTACTCACACAGCTTATCGCCGTTTATCTCGTTGAGTTTATCGAGCGCAGCTTTGGCGAAGTTGAAGTACGGTGGTAGCGCGGTACCGTTTTTGATGTACTCCTCAGCCGCGCTATGAAACTTTCCACCATAAATAGTGGCCTCGGTGGGGTACTCGACGATGTCCTTGGCTACCTTAAGGTGGAAGTATTTTTTAGGGCATTGCTCAAAGAGCTTTATGCTGCTGTAACTCCACGCCGGGGTCGGCTTGGGTGGAGGGGATCGAAGCTGCGATGATGTTTTTAGCATGACGTAA